CCAATACTTACACAGATCGAACAGCGTTTAGATCAGCCAGACTTTACGCCACAGACGCAAACAGTCAGATATGCGCTAGATGACTTCTTGCGTGGTAACCCACTAGAGCGCGCCCAAGTCTATGAGGTACTAAACCGCATAGGTGTTCTATCAGTTGATGAAATACGCAGAGCAGAGGATCTAGTATTATGAAATTAACAATGCCAGTAGCAGTTACAGCTGCCGATAGTGACTCACGGACAATATCCGGCACAATCGTTACCTGGAACGAGGAAGGCAACACGTCAGCAGGCCGTACAAAGTTTGCTGCTAACTCGATAGCCCTAAAAAACGTTAAACTATTTTTAGAACACGATCGCTCACGCCCAATCGGTAAAGTAATGGAATACAACGAAACCGAAACAGGTATTGACGCAGTATTTAAGATCGGAAAAACTAGCGCCGGATCTGACGCGTTAGTAGAAGCCGCTGAAGGACTACGTGACGGATTTAGTGTAGGTATTGACGTAGATAAGTGGTCTGCTAAAGACGGTGTAATGGTTATTACAGCCAGCACGTTAGTCGAAGTTTCGCTAGTCGAAAGCCCTGCTATTGACAGCGCAAGAGTTTCTGAGGTCGCTGCCTCAGATGATCCAAACACAGAAAACAAGGAAGGGTCAGAAATGATCGATACTCCAGAAGTTGCCGCTGATACTGAGGTATCGGTTGAGGCAGCAGAAGTAAAGGCAGCAGCTCCAGTTGCTCAGCCTTTGACTTACGCACGACCACGTTCTCCAATCGTGGACAAAGCTACATACTTGGAACACTCAGTACGCGCAAAGTTGGGTAACGAGGATTCTCGCCAGTTCGTAGCGTTCGCTGATGACACAACAAGCAATAACGCTGGTTTAATTCCAACACGTCAGCTAACAGAGATTATCAACCCTCTATCAAACGCTGATCGTCCAATGATCGACGCTATTTCACGTGGCGCACTACCTGACGCAGGTATGAGCTTCGAGATTCCAAAGATCACAGCAGTACCAACTGTTGCAGACATAAACGAAGCCGATCCAATTACTGAAACAGGTATGACAAACTCTTTCATTACTGTAAACGTAAACAAGTATGCAGGTGGACAGACTTTCTCAGTAGAATTATTAGATCGCTCAAACCCAGTATTCTTTACTGAATTGGTAAAGCAAATGGAGTTTGCATACGCAAAGGCCACAGACGCTTTCGTAGCAAACAAGATCCAAATTGACGGAACACTCAACGCAAGTGCGCAAGACAATGACAAAGAGGGTATTGTTGCTTATGTAGCAAGTGCCTCAGCTGCCGTTTATGCAGCTTCTCTTGGCTTTGCTCGTAACTTGGTAGTCACACCTGACCAATGGGCAAACATTATGGGATACAACGACGCAGGTCGTCCAATCTACACAGCTTCACAGCCACAAAACGCTGCTGGTGCTGTAAGCCCAACAAGCCTACGCGGAAACGTATTAGGTTTGGATCTGTATGTAGATCGTAACTTTACAGGCTCAGGCGGTGTTGGTACTGCTGACTATTCAATGGTCGTAGTAAACCCAGATGCTTACACCTGGTACGAATCTCCACGTATTCGCCTACAAACCAACGTTGCCCTAAATGGTCAGATCGAGGTTTCATACTACGGATATGGCGCACTAGCAACTAAAATCGCTGCTGGCGCAAACTGGTTCAACCTAACCTGATAAGTAACACAAACTAGATCGAGGGGTGGGCGTGTTCTCCCGAGCGCTCACCTCTCATTAAAGGAGTAGATATGCCTTCAATAATCACAGCCACACAGCTGCGATCTGTTCTTGGCGTATCCTCATCACTTTACAATGACGCATATTTAGATCAAATAATTGATACAGCTGAGGCAGTTATTCTGCCTATGCTAGAAAAATATGCTTCCCCAATCGGGAGTACCAAACTTACAGATAACGTAGCAATCTTTACTACTCTTGGCGAAAACGTATTTAGCGCTGGTCAATCAGTAGTTATTACAGGTTGTGGCACACCTTACAATGGAACTCGCACAATCCTTGATGATGATAACTTAGATGAATATCAGTTTGCTGCTGCAATTACAAACGCTGATATTAACGAGCGAAATGTTATTCCAAGTGGTTTAGCCACCCTATCGGGAGCTTCTACTTATGTCGGAAACGACGCGATCGAGTCCGCAGTTTATGTGGTAAGCGTTGAAGTATTCCAATCACGCACCGCAGCTGGTGGGCAGATAGAGGGCGTGGACTTTGCACCAACTCCGTACCGTATGGGCAGAAGCCTCGTCAATCGTGTCCAGGCTCTACTTGCGCCGTTCATTGATGTCGAGTCGCTATGCCAATAAGTGCCACTCGTACTGCTCTAGAAACAGCTTTAAGCGGTATTGCCGCTAACGTTTACAATTCTGTACCTGAGTCTGTTATTCCACCGGCTATCGTTATTGTGCCGGACAGCCCGTACATAGAGTTTGAAACAATAAGCAAATCTGTTATTAGGTGCAAACTTAATTTTACTATTACCGTTGCAGTTGGTTATTACAGCAACGAAGCAGCCCTAGACAACCTAGAAACGCTGCTATTATCGGTCTTAGCAGCTCTGCCTGCTAATTATGTAGTTGGGGCAGTAGATCGCCCGTCAATTACGCAAGTCGGTGCGAGTGATTTACTTGTCGCTGATTTTAATGTATCAACCTACTACACAAACTAGGAACAAATATGGCAACAACAGTAATAACAGGCAGAGATGTGTCCTTCACTATTGGTGGAAACTCATACGACGCACAAGCAACAAACGCAGTATTAACTGGCACAACAGATCGTCAGACATACCAAACACTAGACGGCAAAGCATACAAGGTTGTGGATAACGACTTTATTTTTACCGTTGATATGTTGGCAGACTGGGGCGTAACTGGATCACTTTGCGAAGGTATCTGGAACGCAACAGAAGCTACACCTGACTCTGGAATTAACGTAGCCTTCACAGCTGCAACTGGTGCTGCTTTCGCTTTCCAAATCCTACCTAACTGGCCAACAGCAGGTGGATCAGGAGTGGACGCACAGACTGTTAGCTACACCTTCCAGGTTATCGGCGTACCAGCAGAAACGTTTTAATTAACACAATCGGGAGAACAAATGAAACTAAATATAAAGATAACTACAAACGCAGGCGACCAGGCTACATACACAGCACAGCCGCCTGAGTGGCGCAAGTGGGAATTAGAAACTGGTCAAAAGATCAGCAAAGATCCTTCACTAGGTATTAGCGATCTTATGTTCTTGGCTTATCACGCTATGAAGCGCGAGAACCCAAACAAGGCAGCGCTAAGTTTAGATAATTGGTGTAACTTGGTTGCAGATATTGAGATAGAGGAAACAGCAGTAAACCCCACCCAAGCGGTAGCCTCGGACGACTAATAGTTGAACTTGCTATCGCAACAAAGATACCTATGCAGTATTGGGATAACGCAGAGGATATTTTAACCGCATTAGAGATATTAAAGGAGCGTAATGGCTGACGTTAGAGTTGAATGGAATAAAGCCGACTTACGCTTGGTTATGAAATCTTACAAAGCTATGTCTGATGAAGCCCAAAAACAAGGTAAACAGGTTGGCTTTGAGTTTGCGGAAATTATGGTAGGTAAAATTAGAAACGCTGCAAGCACTCCGCAAGAGCGCCGTATTGCTGCAACTGGTAGAGCAAGCAAAAGCTCTAAAATTGGCGAAATGCAATTTGGTTACAATAGAAAAGACTTTAGCGGTGGTGCATATTCAAGTAAAAACCTTAAAGGTGTGCGACCGTTTGGTAAAGGTATCTTAGCTGGTATTGAGTTTGGTAGCGATAATTTAACTCAGTTTAGATCTCGTACATCAGGATTAAATGGTGGTAACTCAGGTTACTTTATCTATCCAACTTTGCGTAAAAATCAACCTTATTTAATTGCTCAATGGGAAGAAGCCTTTGACAAAATACTGAAAGCAGCTAAATAATGGCCGGCACATCAAGAATCTTTAAGTTATCTATTCTTGCTGATACAAAAGACTTAGTAGATGGATTAAAGAAAGCCGAAAGAGAAACAGATAACTCTGGAAACAGTATCGGTAATACTTTTAAAAAAGTTGGCGCAGCTGCCGCTGCCGCTGGTATTGCTGCTGGTGCCTTTGCAGTTAAGTTAGGCATAGACGCTACTAGAGCTGCTAGTGACTTTAGCGAAACCTTAGCCAAAACAAACGTACTCTTTGGCGAAAGTAGTGTTGCAGTACAAAAGTTTGCAGACACCGCAGCTGAACAATTTGGTCAAAGTAAGCAACAAGCCTTAGACGCGTCAGCTACCTTTGCAACCTTTGGTAGAGCTGCTGGTTTAGCAGGACAAGATCTAGTTACTTTTTCTACGGACTTTGTCGGCTTAGCTTCAGATCTTGCTTCCTTTAATAACACATCACCCGAGCAAGCCATTAACGCTATTGGATCTGCTTTGCGCGGAGAAGCTGAGCCATTAAGGCAGTTTGGTGTATTACTAGATGACGCTACTTTGCGTAACGCAGCATTAGAACTTGGTTTAATTAGCACTACTAAAAATGCTTTAACTCCACAGCAAAAAGTATTAGCAGCTCAAAAGGTTATTTACGAACAGACAAGTGCTGCTCAGGGTGACTTTGCTAGAACATCAGATGGACTGGCTAACCAACAGAGAATCCTTACTGCTGAGTTAGAAAACACAAAGATAGAAATTGGCGAGAAGTTATTGCCAATAGCAGTAGATTTATTTAGGTTCTTTAATGATCGATTAGTGCCAATAATAAATGAAGGCATAGTTCCTGCCTTTAAGCGTGCTTTCGATCGGGTTACTGAACTTTGGCAAACAATTAAAATTAACCTATCACCTTTAGTTGAAAGCCTTGGCCGAATTTTTGAAACTACTAAAAGTATTGTAGAAATCTTTAATGACGAAACTAAAAAAGGCAAAGATAACATTAATTTGTTAAATGCTAGTTTGCAAGCAACAAGATTTATTGTAGAAAACTTTGTCTTAAAACCGCTTGAAGCAGTATTAAAATTGTATGAATTAGTGTTTAAAATTGTCAAATCTTTAAGTTTATTATTACAGGGTGAGTTTAAGCAGGCTCAAGCAGTTTTTCGAGATGAAACAAATAAAAGCACCGTTTCGTTAGAAAACCAATACAGAGCCTTAAATAACGTCAATGACGGTCTAGCCAATCAGTATCGTCAATTAGTTAATTTGAGTAAGGCTCCTACTAGCGGTGGTGGTGGCTTTGGATCAATCTTTAATCCAAGTTTAGGAAAAAGCGTTGGTACTAGCGGTGGTGGAGGTGGCGCAGCTGTACCTACTATCAGAGGTTTATCAAGCTCACAAACACAAACCCTACGGGACGACCTAGGTTTAATTAGCCAATTTGGCGGGATAATTGAAGGTCTTAATGAGAAGTTTGGCGATCCATTCTTTGGCTTTGGCAAAGGATTTAACGTATCGGAATCTATCAGAACTGGCATACCTGTAACAAATAGAAATCCAAGCAATTCACAAACAGTTAATGTTAATGTGACTGGCAACCTAATTGACCCAGCAGGCGCAGCTAGAGCGATCGCAGAAGTAATAAGAAACGAAGGCGCTCGAAACGGTAACTTGCCATTAGTATCAGAGTTTATTGCCCAATAATGCCAGCGTACACACCTAATCCAGCAGTTTTAATTGACGGAGTAACTTACACAGGCGACACGTTAAACGGTGTAAGAATTAACACCGGACGAACTAGCGTAGATGATCAACCACGCGCGGGATATTGCACAATAGATCTAATAACCTTTGGCAACGATATTCCAGTAGTTGAAATAGATCACTCGGTACAGGTAGAAATAGACGATACGACTGGCAACCCAGTAATTATTTTTGCAGGTTTCGTTTCAGATATTGCTAGGACTATTGACTCTTATGGAGCAGTTGGCTTTGCTACAAAAACTACTATTACAGGCGTTGGATCACTTGCTAGATTAAATAGGCGTTTGGTTGGCGATAGCGGATTTAGCAAAGAGTTTGACGGTACTCGTATTTACAACATAATTAGCGAAGCCACAGCTGAGCGTTGGCAAGATACCCCAGCAGGTGTTGAGTGGCAAGATGTAGATCCTACCCTTACTTGGGCTACATACAATCCATACATTGGAAACATAGATACTCCAGGCGATTATGAGATAGTCGCATACTCTAGCGGCGCTACTAATGCTTTTAACCTTGCTGGGTTAGTAGCTAATAGTGCTAGAGGCATACTTTATGAAGGTCGTGACGGTAGGCTTAATTATGACGACGCAAGTCACCGAGTAAACGAAGTAAGCGCTAATGGATTTATTACCATACCTACAAACGTAATACTAGCCAGTAACTTATCTACCATTGAGCGTATGTCTGATCTTGCTAATGACATAACAGTTATTTACAAAAACGGGCAAAGCGAATCAGATACTAACGCTGGGTCAATAAGCGAATATGGTCAATTAGCCGTAT